ATGCTGCTAACTGATCTGTTTGCATCGGCATATGTTCCGTACTGGTACCTCCAGCTTGACGAACTTGCAAAGCTGGCGCTGCCGGAGCCGTGGCGGTTTAAGAATACGGGCCATGCCACGAAAAATGCGGATACGCCAATCTTGGAACGATACATACATTCCATCTATAAAAAGCAAGTGATTGATTATAACAATGAGAAGAACTCGGAACAGGCAGCGAAATTCTTTCATGTGGAGAATGAACACGCCTGTTTCCATACTGGCCTTTACACCCGCAGGTACAAGTCAATCTATGCCTGCTTTGACCGCAACAAGAAGAAAAATTCTACACTGTACTGGCATTTCAAAGGATTTTTTGATGAGGTGGCCCCGTGGCTGAGATATATTTCCCCGTTGCCAAAGAAGCCCAGCTACTATATGACGCAATATGGCGTCAATTACAACCCGGAATGGCCGATCCGCGTCAACGTGGATCATATCCTCGGCGATGAGGAGAACCTTTCCCGTATCCCGGCAGAAATCCGCGAAGCGCAAAACCTGCCCCTGCTTTTGGAAACGGCAGTTGAGTTGGCGCGGCGGAAGGCTGTGGTGGAACCGAGCATTGTGGTTCCGCAGGGGTATCAGGGCCGGGTGCAATACTTGCTGCCGATCTGCCTGACCGATATGGAGCAGCCAGACCTTGCCATGACCCTCACGATCATGGACGGGTATTATTTGGGGAACACCTGCCTTACCTTAGAGATGGCATACCTCAACGCGCGGCTTCTTTCCAGACCGGTGGCGCATTGGCTCACGGACATAGTGGAGGAATAGCTGCGCACAGATCGCAGGCCCGCTCCCCGGCAGCCGGATCGGCTCTGGCGGAAAGGAGTGACCGGTTTGCGCCAAGGCAAGAAGGAGGTTGAACAGAATGACATAAGAGATAAAATGCGTCCAGTGTACTGCCCGAAATGCGGGTGGAAACTGCTGGACGCGGTAAAGGGTACAAAGACACAGACCAAGATCCCCCATAAGGGCCGGTATCCCGATTTGTATGTAAAGTGCGGGCACTGCGGCGCGGAGGTTGGGATCATCAAAACTGTATAGCTACCACCGAATGTTCCGGGCAGGTTTCCGGGACTTACCGGATAGCTGCGGCAACACGACAGCCCTCATAAGGAATGTATATGACGGGCGGGCAACGGACAGCGAAGCCGGGAAACCGGTGCGGCGTTTGTCTGAGCATGATGCACGAAGGGGTGATTTCATTCCATTATCTGTGGTTGCCCCTTCATCACGCTGTCTTGAAAGAAAGACAGATGGGATATTGAGCCTGACAAGCGGCACTTTTGTGCTGCTTGTCAGGCTCTTTTTTCGTTTTAGCGGCAAAGGTGCCGCTTGCCGGGCTCCGAAAGGAGAACGGCAAATTGAAAATCAATTACACATTTGCAAATGGTGAGACCTCTGACGTAGAGGTCAATGAGGAAATCGGGAACTTGATTCTGGATTCCAGACGGGAGGAAAGCAATCAGGACCGGAAGGAGCGGTACCATTGCTATTCCCTGGATGCAGCAGAATATGAAGGCGAGGATTATGCGGACGGCAGTACTCCGGAAACAGAACTTTTTCTGCAGCTTGAAAACCAGCGGATCAAAGAGGCGTTTGAGCAGCTCTCGGAAGTACAGCGGCGCAGGCTGCTGATGCTGGCCGAAGGGGTATCCCTCCGGGAGATCGCCCGCAGGGAGGGCAAGGATATTAAGTCCATCAGGGAATCCATCGAAGGGGCCAGAAAAAAGTTTTTGAAATATTTCTGAGACACCCCCTCAAAACAGCCTTCAAATCTCCGTATGTTGAAGGACATCCCGATACCGTCCTTCAGAAAGCAGAGGTGATGAGATGAAACACACATTACAGATCCGTGTTTCAAAAAAGCCTGTGAACAGTGGCGCGGTCAGTGTGCGGAATGTGTCTGTGCGGGAGCGGTTTATGCGTTTTCTGCTGGGCGACAAGGTCAGGCTGACGGTCATCGTTCCGGGCAGTACGGTGGAAGAACTGTCCATCCGGGAGGTTGCGGAAGGAGGGCTGGCGCATGAGTAAGATGAAACTTCTTCTGGACGTGGTATCCGATCTCCGTTCCCTGGCAGACAGTTTGCAGGCGGTGGCGGACGCTGTCGCACAGGGCGGACAGGAGCGGCCGGGCCAAAGCCCGGAGAAACAGCCGGTTCAGGAGCCGGAGAAGAAAAATGCGGCAAAGGAAACGGAGCCGCCGGCAGAGGCTCCAGTACCGGAAGCAGAGCCCTTGACCCTGGAACAGGTGCGGGCGGTGCTGGCGGAAAAATCCCGTGCCGGGCACACGGCGGAGGTCAAGGCGCTCCTTCTGAAGCACGGGGCGGATAAGCTGTCGGACATTGACCCGGCGGAGTACCCGGCGCTCCTTGCGGAAGCGGAGGTGCTGTGATGGGAAAACACGCATTGCTTTCCGCTTCCTCCAGCCACCGGTGGCTGAACTGCCCGCCTTCCGCAAGGCTTTGCGAGAAGTATGAAGATACGGGCAGCGAATATGCCCAGGAAGGGACGGACGCCCACAGCCTGTGTGAATACAAGCTAAAACAGGCGCTTGGCATGGATGCCGCAGACCCAACGGAGGACCTTTCCTTCTACAACGAGGAAATGGAGCAGTGCGCTTTGGACTATGCCGCCTATGTGCTGGAACTGGTAGAAGAAGCAAAGAAAACCTGCAAGGACCCGGTAGTGCTGATCGAGCAGCGGCTGGACTTTTCCCGTTTCGTCAAAGACGGCTTCGGAACCGGCGACTGCGTCATCATTGCAGACGGTACTCTCGATATTGTGGATTACAAGCATGGGAAAGGCGTGGAGGTGTCTGCGGTAGAAAATCCCCAGATGATGCTGTACGCCTTGGGCGCTCTGGAATTGTTTGACGGCATCTATGACATTGATACCGTCCGCATGACCATCTTCCAGCCACGCCGGGATAACGTGAGTGTCTGTGTCATGGCAAAGGATGATCTTTTGCAGTGGGCCTATAACGACTTGACCTATAAGGCGAAACTGGCCTATGAGGGCGGCGGGGAGTTTGCCTGCGGGGACTGGTGCCGGTTCTGCAAGGCGAAGGCAGTCTGCCGGAAACGGGCGGAGTACAACCTGGAACTGGCGAAATATGATTTTGAGATGCCCGACACATTGGAGGATGCGGAGATCGCCGCCATCCTGGACAAGGCAGATGAACTGGCTGCCTGGGCTGCGGATGTGAAGGAATATGCGCTCCGGCAGGCACTCAGCGGCACGGAGTATCCCGGCTACAAGGTAGTGGAGGGGCGCTCCAACCGCCGGTATATCAATGAGGAGGCGGTGGCTGACGCCGTTTCCCAGGCAGGGTACGACCCCTATGCAAAAAAGGTGCTGGGCCTTACGGAGATGCAGAAGCTCCTGGGCAAAAAGAAGTTTGACGAGTTGCTGGGAGGCATGATCGAAAAGCCCCAGGGCAAGCCCGTCTTGGTACCGCTGTCTGATAAGCGGCAGCCTATGAATACGGCACAGAGTGATTTTAAAGATTGAGGAGGAAACCAGAATGTCAAATAAAGTCAGGAACCCGATGAAAGTGATCACCGGCCCCAATACCAGATGGAGCTACTGCAATGTATGGCAGCCCAAGTCCATCAACGGCGGCACACCCAAGTACAGCGTCAGCCTGATCATCCCCAAGTCGGATACGGTGACCATCAACAAGATCAAGGCAGCCATCGAAGCCGCCTACAAAGAGGGCGAGGCCAAACTGAAGGGAAACGGCAGGAGCGTCCCGGCACTTTCCGTCTTAAAGACGCCGCTCCGTGATGGGGATGCGGAGCGCCCGGATGACGAAGCCTACGCAAACGCTTATTTCGTCAATGCCAACAGCGCCACGGCTCCAGGCATCGTGGACGCAGACCGCCAGTCAATCATCGATACTTCCGAAGTGTACAGCGGCGTGTATGGCAGGGCGAGCATCAACTTCTATGCCTTTAACTCTAACGGTAATAAAGGGATTGCCTGTGGGCTGAATAACCTGCAGAAGATCCGGGACGGAGAGCCGCTGGGCGGCAAGTCCCACCCGGAGGATGACTTTGCGGATGAGGATGAGGATTTCCTCTCCTGATTCAGAAAACCGCTGGAACCGGGTGGCGGGGGAATGCCCCCTGCCGCCCCGTTGGCGGTTGAAGGGAGATGATGAAAAGAAATGAGGACGTTGTCCATAGATATTGAATCGTATTCGGACGTGGATCTGTCCAAGTGCGGTGTGTATAAATATGCCGCCTCCCCGGCCTTTGAAATTCTGCTGTTCGGCTATGCGGTGGATGGCGGGGATGTGCGTGTAGTCGATCTTGCCTGCGGGGAACAGATCCCGGATGAAATCATCTATGCCCTGTCGGATGCTTCCGTGACCAAGTGGGCGTTCAACGCCATGTTCGAGAGGGTGTGCCTGTCTAATTTTCTGGGGGAATGGCTGGAACCGGAAGGCTGGCACTGCACGATGGTGTGGTCTGCCACGCTGGGGCTTCCCCTCTCCCTGGAAAACACCGGCGCAGTGCTGGGGCTGGAAAAGCAGAAGCTGGCGGAGGGCAAAGACCTGATCCGCTACTTTTGCGTCCCATGTAAGCCGACTAAAGCAAACGGCGGCAGGACACGAAACCGGCCAGAGCATGACCCAGGGAAATGGGAACGGTTCAAGGCATATAACCTCCGGGATGTGGAGACGGAAATGCAGATACAGAAACGGCTCTCCAATTTTCCGGTACCGGATGCCATCTGGGAGGAATACCACCTCGATCAGGAGATCAATGACAGGGGCATTGGAGTGGATATGGAACTGGTCCGTCAGGCCATTTCCATGGATGCCCGCTCCCGTGAACGGCTGACTGCCGCCATGCGGGAACTGACGGAACTGGAAAACCCCAATTCCGTGCAGCAGATGAAACAATGGCTGGCAGACCATGGGCTGGAAACGGATACCCTGGGGAAAAAAGCGGTGGCGGAACTGATCAAGACAGCGCCTGAGCCGCTGAGGGAGGTCCTCTCGCTTAGGCAGCAGCTCGCCAAGAGTAGCGTGAAGAAATATACGGCGATGGAGAATGCAGTCTGCGCAGACAGTCGGGCGCATGGAATGTTCGTTTTTTACGGAGCGAACCGCACCGGCCGGTTCTCCGGTCGGCTGATCCAGCTGCAAAATCTGTATAAGAATACCATGCCAGATTTGGCACAGGCGCGGGCTTTGGTGCGGAGCGGTAATTATGAAGCACTTTCCATGCTCTATGAAGATATCCCGGATACCCTCTCCCAGTTGATCCGCACAGCATTTGTGCCGCAGGATGGCAGGAAACTCATTGTGGCAGATTTTTCCGCCATCGAAGCGAGAGTGCTGGCTTGGCTGGCCGGAGAGAGATGGGTGTCCGAGGTTTTTGAAAAAGGCAGAGACATTTACTGTGAGACCGCCGCCCGGATGTTCCACTGCAGGGTAGAAAAGCATGGAGAGAACGCAGAGCTGCGTCAAAAGGGGAAACAAGCCACTTTATCCTGCGGGTACGGTGGAAGCGTTGGTGCGCTGAAAGCAATGGGCGCATTGGAGGCAGGAATGACGGAGGAGGAACTTCAGCCGCTGGTGGATAGCTGGAGAGAGGCAAATCCCAATATCGTCCGTTTCTGGTGGGATGTAGACCGGGCAGTGAAGGACTGTATTAAGCAGAGAGTCCCCACAGAGACACACGGTCTCCACTTTGATTACCGGAGTGCTATGCTCTTTATTGCCCTTCCTTCCGGCCGGCGGATGGCCTATGTGAAACCGAGGATCGGCGAGAACCAGTTTGGCGGGGAGTCCGTGACCTACATGGGCGTGAGCGGTACGAAGAAATGGGAAAGGCTGGAAAGCTACGGTCCCAAGTTTGTGGAGAACATCGTCCAGGGTACTGCCCGCGATATTCTCTGCTATGCCATGCAGACTTTAAAAAACTGCTCCATTGTCGCCCATGTGCATGACGAGGTCATCATTGAAGCCGACCGGCGGATGTCGGTTACAGCAGTGTGCGAACAGATGGGCAGGACACCGCCCTGGGCGAAAGGGCTGAAGCTGCGGGCGGACGGATACGAATGCGAGTTTTATCAGAAGGATTAGAAGGAGGTGCAGCCTATGGGTATCAACAAATATAACAGCGAGGGCTACTATGACCCGACGGTTTATGAAGCCCTTTCCAACATTGAGAAAGAGGAGAAAGCGGCAAGGCGTGTATACCGGCCGCTGGTCTATATATGCTCTCCCTACGCTGGTGATGTGGAACGGAATGTGAACATGGCAAGGACATACAGCCGCTTTGCGGTGCGGAATACCTGTATTCCCATTACCCCTCACCTGCTTTATCCGCAGTTCATGGATGACGGCAGCCCGGCGGAACGGGAACTGGCTCTGTTCATGGGGATGGTGCTGCTTACCAAGTGCGAACAGATGTGGGTGTTCGGCAGCGTCATATCATCGGGGATGCGGGCAGAGATTGCGAAAGCGGAAAAGAAGAACATACCGGTGCGGTATTTTACAGAAGATTTGAAGGAGGAAGAAGGCAATGCCAATTACGCTGGATAGATTTATGCAGATGGAATACCCGGTCTACAGCGATCCTTCTGACCCCAGGGTGAGCGAATGGTGCAGACATTGGGGATCAAGGCCCGGATTTGAAAAACTCGACACAATCCGTGTTACGGAAGCCGAGGCGGATAAGTTTGTAACGCCCCTGGGTGAAATGAAAATGGACAGTATAACGCTGATGGAAAAACCGGCCCTCCGGGAGTTTGAACTGGTTGTCAGTGAGCCGGTCCCCTCGGTGAATATGACGGTAGTCCGTTATAAGAAAAGTATTCTTCCGGCAGAACCTGTAATCGTTCCAGGGGACGGAGGAAATCAAATCGAGATGGTGCCGTGCATTGATGCGTTCATGTCCTTTCGTAATGCAGTAGAAGTTGACTCGGTCATGACCATTTTTACATTCCGTGCGCTGGACAAAAACGGGAACGTGACCCTAACAGGGACATTGCAGAAGGAATTCTGGAGAAATTACGATCTGCGTCTGAATTATGCCATGGATAAAGATTACTCCATGTTTATCGAGATAATGCGTGATATTAAGCTGGTCTATCTTGGCATCCAGAGAGCCATATATGAGAAGCCGGTTATTTTCACAGAAACATCGGGGCGCAAGGCACCACAAAGTGCTGGGTCTGGAAGGAACCAGCATGGCAGGAGAAAGGCCAGGATTGCAAAGATAATCTGCGTTAATCAGGAAGAACTGAAAAAATATGCGGGCCCGCACAAGCATATGACATGTCCCTGCTGGGGTGTGATCGGTCATTGGAGGACTTACAGAAGCGGTAAGCAGGTATGGATTGCCCCATACCGCAAGGGTAGGAAACGCAATGATGCATCTGCCTATGAACCGAAAGATTACGAATGCATGAAGGAGGAGACAATATGAAGCTCACAATTTACACGGCAAATTGCTGCGGCAGGAAAAACAATACGGTTTACCCCGACAAGCGCATCATCGAAAACGAGGAGGATTTCCAGGCCGCCGTTGCTTATGACCATGTGTGCGCCCGCTACAGAAAATCGCACCGGAGTAAGGAAGATTTCCTATCCGCAGACTGCTCGGCTTTTGATAACGATAATGATCACTCCGACGATCCGGAGGACTGGATCTACCCGGCGGACTACGAAAGGCTGTTTCCCGATATTGCGTATGCCATTGCTCCGAGCCGCCACAACATGAAGCCGAAGGACGGAAAATCCGCACGTCCGCGGCATCATGTGTATTTTCCCCACGATGCCATCACGGACAGTGGAAAGTACAAGGCCCTCAAAGAGGCGGTCATTGCACAGTTCCCCTTTTTCGATGACAACGCTATGGACGCGGCAAGGTTTTTCTTCGGGAACCCGACAGATGAAATCCTTTGGCATGAGGGCGAACTGACGGTTGACTGTATCGTCAGGCCGCAGGAAACGGGAAAAACTACCGGAAAAGAAAGCGGCATACCGCAGGGGCAGAGGAATTCCACAATGTCCCGTTTCGCCGGGAGGATTGTGAAACGGTACGGTGCTACAGACAGGGCACATGACATTTTCATTGAGGAATCGAAAAAGTGTATTCCGCCGCTTGATGAGGAAGAACTGCAGGTCATCTGGGGCAGCGCACGCAAGTTCGCAAAGAAGGTGCAGTCGCAGGAGGGGTATGTGCCGCCGGAAGAATATGAGTTTCATGGTGAATCCCTAAAGCCCTCCGATTATTCAGATATTGGACAGGCGAAGGTCATCTCGCGGGAGTACGGGGACGAACTGCGTTTCACGGTTGCTACTGACTATCTGCGCTATGATGGATCTTCATGGGTGGAGTCCAAACAGAAAGCGGTTGGTGCTGTGGAAGAATTTCTCGATCTGCAGCTTGAGGATGCGAGGGACGAGGTGCGTGATGCGCTGTCCGCACTTGTAAATTCCGGTATTCATAAGGATGATGTAAAGAATGGCGGGAAAAAATTCGCTTCATCCCTCACGGGGGTGCAGGCGGAACTGTATGAGCAGTACCTGCTTGCCCAGGCGTATAAGACGTTCGTTATGAAGCGCAGGGACATGAAATACATCGTTTCAGCGATGCAGGCAGCAAAACCCATGCTGGAAATGAGCCCATCCGAACTTGACAGTGATGGTTTCCTCCTAAACACGCCCGATGGCACATACGACCTGCGAAAAGGCATGGATGGGAAACAGCAGCACCGTGCGGAGGATTTTATCACGAAAATCACAGCTTTCTCCCCAGGCGATGACGGCAGGGAGGAATGGCTTGCCGCCGTTGACCTTACCTTCCAGTCCGATGCGGAACTGATCGACTATGTACAGCAGACGGTGGGGGTCTGCGCCATCGGCAATGTGTACCGTGAGGAAATGGTGATCTCCTACGGCGCGGGAAGCAACGGGAAGTCCACTTTCTGGAATTCTATTGCGGGCGCACTCGGTTCGTATAGCGGCAATATCTCCGCTGACACGCTGACGGTTGGCTGCAAGCGCAATGTGAAGCCGGAACTGGCAGAGGCAAAAGGAAAGCGCCTGTTGATTGCGGCGGAACTGGAGGAAGGGATGCGGCTGAACACATCCACGGTCAAGCAGCTCTGCTCCACGGATGAGATTTTTGCGGAGAAAAAGTACAAGGACCCGTTCTCCTTCAAACCGAGCCACACGCTGGTGCTGTACACGAACCATCTTCCGAAGGTGGGCGCCATGGATGACGGGATCTGGCGCAGGCTTATTGTGATCCCTTTCAACGCAAAGATTGAAGGAAAATCGGATGTCAAGAACTATTCGGAACATCTGCTGGCGGTTTCCGGCCCGTACATCATGAAATGGATTATCGAGGGCGCAAAAAAAGCCATCGAAAACGGGTTCCATCTGGAGAAGCCAAAAGTGGTGCGGGATGCCATCAATAAGTACAAGAGCGATAATGACTGGCTGTCGCACTTCTTCAACGACTGCTGTACGCTCGCCCCGGATTTGGAGGCGAAGTCCGGTGAGGTCTACCAGGAGTACCGTGCGTACTGTGCAAGGGTGGGTGATTTCACGAGAAGCACGACGGAATTCTACAATGCGCTGAGTATGCGTGGGATTACCAAACGGAAAACCAAGGCGGGTATGATCCTTACCGGCCTGGCTCTTGCACCTGAGAATGACGACAACGTGTAAAAAGGTGCAGGTCGTGAAGGTCATAGTATAAAACCCCCTTTAGGGCTGATTTTTCCAAGGAAAAACCTATATAGAGGAGTTTATGCACAGACCTGCACGACCTGCACCAATCCAGTGCGGAATGGAGGGAAAATCTATGTATATCAAGATTTACAAAGAAAAGTTGTGTAGACTGCCTGAGCCGGAGGTGCATAATGCGTGAAAAAATCATAGAACAGAAATTCCGGACGGCAGTCAGGAATGCTGGAGGTCTGGCAGTCAAGTTTGTGTCGCCCGGTTTGGATGGGATGCCGGACCGGTTGGCGCTTCTCCCTGGTGGGAGGATGGCATTTGTGGAAGTCAAGGCTCCCGGAAAGAAACCCCGCCCGCTCCAGGAAGCAAGGCACAGACTCCTTCGGCGGTTAGGTTTCCAGGTGTATGTGCTGGATGATGAGAAACAGATCGGAGGGATCATAGATGAAATACAGTCCCCATGAGTATCAGAGGTATGCCACGGAGTATATCGAGACACACTCTGTTGCGGCGGTGCTTCTGTCAATGGGGCTTGGAAAGACGAGCATTACCCTGACCGCCCTGAACGACCTGTTGTTCGACTCCTTTGAGATCCGCAAAGCCATCGTGATTGCGCCCCTCCGGGTGGCACGGGATACCTGGCCGGCGGAGATTGAAAAGTGGGACCACCTAAACGGCCTGATCTATTCCGTGGCGGTGGGCACAGAAGCGGAACGGCTGGCGGCGCTGAGACGGCCGGCTGACATTTACATCATCAACCGGGAGAACGTGCAGTGGCTGGTGGAGGCAAGCGGCGTCCCCTTTGATTATGACATGGTAGTGGTCGATGAGTTATCTTCTTTCAAGAACCACCAGTCCAAGCGGTTCCGTGCCATGATGAAGGTGCGGCCGAAGGTAAGCCGGATTGTAGGGCTGACCGGGACGCCCAGCAGCAACGGCTTGATGGATCTTTGGGCAGAGTTCCGCCTGCTGGACATGGGACAGCGGCTTGGGCGGTTTATCGGCCAGTACCGTACCCGGTTTTTCTTGCCGGACAAGCGCAACGGGCAGGTGGTGTTTTCCTACAAGCCCCTTCCAGGGGCAGAGGAGCAGATATACCGGCTGATCTCCGACATTACGATTTCGATGAAATCTACGGATTACCTGCAGATGCCACGGTTCGTTTCCTCCGGCTATGAGGTGTATCTCTCTGAGGAGGAAGTGCAACGGTATGTTTCCTTCAAGCGGGATCTGCTGCTGCAGCTCCCGGATGGGGAGATTAACGCCGCCAATGCCGCAGCCCTCTCCGGGAAGCTCTCCCAGATGGCGAACGGTGCGGTATACACAGATGCCGGGGAGATGATCGCCATCCATGACCGGAAGCTGGACGCACTGGAGGACCTCATTGAGAGCATGGGAGGAAAACCGCTCCTGGTGGCTTACTGGTTCCGGCACGACCTGGAACGGATTTCGGAGCGACTCCACAAGCGGAAGATTCCGTTTGGCAGGCTGGATTCTTCGGAAAGCATCCGCAGATGGAATGCAGGGGAGCTTCCCGTGGCTCTGATCCACCCGGCATCGGCGGGACACGGGCTAAACCTTCAAAGCGGGGGCTCCACTCTCGTGTGGTTTGGACTGACCTGGTCCCTGGAGCTTTACCAGCAGACTAACGCCCGTCTTTGGCGGCAGGGGCAGCAGTCCGATACCGTGGTGGTGCAGCATATCATCACGAAAGGCACCATTGATGCGCGGATCATGAAAGCCCTGTCGGAAAAGGACACCACACAGGCTGCGTTGATCGAAGCTGTAAAAGCGGATCTGAAAATCTGAGCCAACCTAAGACAATCATGGACAATCCGAGGGAACAAAAATCGGAGGTGACAGCCATGAGCATTATTTGGAAGTATCTTGATAAACGGTCGGCCGCTGTGGACGCATTGAAGGATTACGGCAGCATGAAATTTATCATTAGTCACACGGATGACGAAATCAAAAGCGCCTATGAGAAGATGGAAGGCATCAGCAGCCCGCAGCTTGACGGTATGCCCCACAGCCATAATCCGCAGGCTTCAGAGGATAGGATCATCAAGGGCATTGAGGAGATTGATGTTTTGAAGGAACGTTACCGGCAAGCGGTGGAATACATGGCGTGGTTCGTCCCAGCCTGGGAAGAACTGACGGAAGATGAGAGGTATGTGCTTCAAACCTTCTATGGCGAGGAGAACCAGTATGGGGCAAGCGCCATCTACGATATATGCGACCACTTTGGTATCGAGCGTTCCTCTGCCTATAACCGGAAGAACCGCGCCTTAAGCCATCTGGCAATCCTGCTGTTTGGCAAGGCATGAGTAATATCGCGGATGATGTTTCCGTTCACCCATGTTATACTGTTAGCATCGAAAACTGCATAAAGACAGCCAGCCTCATGGGAGCGATCCTGTGGGGCTTTCTTTATGCCCGGAGGAGGTGGGCTGATGCCAAGGAAACCAAAACGGCCGTGTTCCTACCCCGGCTGTCCCAGGCTGACGGACGGCAGGTTCTGTGAGGGACATGAGAAACTGGAGAACCAGCGTTACGAAAAGTACGGCCGGGACCCGGCAGCCAAGCGCAGGTACGGCCGGGCATGGAAACGCATCCGTGACCGGTACATGAATGCACACCCGCTTTGTGAGCGGTGTCAGAAGGAGGGCAGACTCGTGAAGGCGGAGCAGGTGCATCATATCAAGCCTCTGGCAGAGGGCGGTGATCACAGCGAAAAGAATCTGATGTCCTTATGTTCTTCCTGCCATGCGAAAATCCATGCGGAACGTGGGGACCGCTGGCACAATCACTAAAGGCCCCAGGGGCGGTCAAAATCTCTACGGCTCTGGTCCGTGGGAACGGGCGCGGGGTCTCGCGTGCGAAAAAGGCGAAATCAAAAGGGTAATTAAGGGCGGCCGGCTACGGCTGCTTATTTTTTCGAGGAAAGGGGTGAGAAAATGCCGACAAAATCCAATAACACAGGCGGGCGTGGTGGTGCGAGACCCGGTGCGGGAAGGAAAAAGTCTGCGGTCAAGGAGAAAGCCGAGAATGGCAATCCGGGCGGACGCAGATTAGAAGTGCTGGATATTCCCGAAGTCGAGGGTGTCGATATGCCAAAGCCCCATGAGTTTTTATCTGCCGAGCAGCGTGACGGGAGTACGCTCCAGGCGGAAGAAATATACACAGAAACCTGGGAGTGGTTAAAGAAGGTGGGCTGTGCGGCAAAGGTGTCTCCCCAGCTACTGGAGCGGTACGCCATGTGCAGTGCCCGCTGGATTCAGTGCGAGGAGATGACCAACCGCATGGGCTTTCTCTCCAAGCACCCGACCACCCAGAAGCCGATTCCGTCCCCGTTCATCAATATCGGCATCAACTACATGAACCAGGCGGTGCGGCTCTGGAACGAGATCTTCCAGATCGTGAAGGAAAACTGCAGCACCGATTACGGGGAGGTATCTCCCCAGGATGATTTGATGGAGCGTCTGCTCCGGGCAAGGAAGGGGTGAAGCCATGTTTGAGAAAGTAAATCCGTGCCACCCGGATAAGGTGGCGGACCGTATCGCCGGCGCTCTGGTGGATGCGGCGTATAGGAAAGAAGAAAATCCCAGGATCGCTGTGGAGGTCCTCATCGGTCACGGCGGCTGCCACATCATTGCGGAGAGTTCCGTACACATCCCGCCGGATGAAGTGGATACCATCGTGAAGCGCATTGCCGGAAACCTGCACACGGACTATGTGGAAGTGCCGCAGGACGGACATCTTGCCGGAAATCAGGCAGAAGGAATCCGCTGTGGTGACAACGGCATCTTCAAAGGGGTACCGGTCACGGAGGAACAGAAAGCCCTCTGTGAGATTGCAAAAAGTGTGCATCACACTTACCCCACGGATGGGAAATACATCATTGATGAGGCAAGGCTGATCCTCTGCCAGAGTAATGCGCCCACAGCGGAACTGAAAAAGCTGTACCCCAACGCCGAGGTCAATCCCCTGGGCGACTGGACGGGCGGCACAGATGTGGATTCCGGTGCGACCAACCGGAAGCTCGGCTCTGATATGGCCGATTCGGTAACGGGTGGCGGACTGCACGGGAAAGACCTCTCCAAAGCGGATGTGTCTGTCAATATCTACGCTTGGCTGAAGGCGCAGGAAACCGGGAAGCCCGTGCAGCTTGCCTGCGCCATCGGGGATGATACAGTGGACGGTGTTCCCTACGCTGAGATCGTGGAGACTGCCCGGAGATATATCCAGAGCCTTGGCGGTTTTGAGAAATTTGCGGAATGGGGGCTGGTGCGATGAAAACTACATCTCATTCGGAAGGAGCATTAATTTGGGTTGATGAACAGATGAAGACTCTCGGTGTGGATGATTATCATTTTTGCCCAGAGAACGATTGTTATGTTTGTGATCGCTACGGGAACTTCTATTCAATTTGTCACAGACAGTATTCCAAGGCAGGAAATTTAGTTGAAAAATACAGGATAATGAAACTAAACGGATCAATCGATAAGTATGGCTATGTTACGTATCGCATCACGATAGATGGAATCAAAAAACATCTTAAGGCACATAGAATGATGCTAAATGCGTGGATTGGAGAAAGGCAAAATCTTGTAGTAAACCATAAAGATGGCAACAAACAGAATAATGCCCTCTCAAATCTCGAATGGTGTACAGTTGCTGAAAATAATGCTCATGCGATTAGTACGGGATTGTTTGATCCGCATGCCGCCAAACATGAATTAGCCATACCGTTAGCAGACTGGCTCACATTATATATTCTGTATGAGCATTTCGGAATGTCTATGTGCGAATTAGGGCGGATAAATAATGTTTCACATTCGACTATTTCAAAAATCGTCCAAAGAATCCGTACAATTCTGCCGAAGGAGGTGCAGCATGGAACATAAAACAATTACAGAATTCCAGTTGGTTGATATTAATCGGCTTGTCCCATATATCAATAATGCAAGGACACACAGCCCGGAGCAGATAATCAAGCTTCGGGCTTCTTTACGGGAGTTTGGATTTGTAAATCCGATTATTGTTGATAGAGATTACAACGTTCTGGCAGGACACGGACGTCTTATCGGCGCAAAGGCAGAAGGATACAAAGAAGTTCCGTGCGTTTTTGTGGATGAAATGACGGAAGCTCAGAAGAAAGCCTATATCATTGCGGACAACCGTATGGCGATGGATGCCGGATGGGACGAGGAACTTCTGCGGGTGGAGATTGAGTCTTTGCAGGGTATGGACTTTGATCCCCTGCTGACCGGTTTTGATGAAAAGGAACTGGCAGACCTGTTTGGTACAGATGATGAGGCGAAGGAAGATGACTTCGATGTGGAAGCGGAACTGGAGAAGCCCTGCTTTTCCAAAGCAGGTGACATCTGGCGGCTTGGAAAACATACCGTCATCTGCGGGGATTCCACAGACCCGGAGACGTTCCGTTTGCTTCTTAGAGACACGAAGGTCAACCTGGTCTGCACGGACGCCCCGTATTTTGTTAAACTGGAGAGCCAGTCCGGGCGGATCGCAAACGACGATCTGGAGGATGCCCAGGCCTACGAGTTCCTCATGAAAGCATTTACGAACTTCAAAGATGCCATGGCCATTGACGCTTCTATCTATGAATTTTACGCCACTATGAAAGCGCGTGTGTTTTATGACGCCTTTGAGGATGCCGGGTTCAAGGTCGGCGCCGGACTCATCTGGAAAAAGCCCAGGGCTCCGCTGATGCGGACAGACTGGAAGTTCAACATGGAACCGATCATCTTTGGCTGGAGAAAGGATGGAAAGCACAAGTGGTATGGAGACCAGAAACAGAAAGCCGTCTTTGAATTTGATGGAATCAAGAATTCAAAAGAGGACGGACATGGTCATCCTTCCAGTAAACCTGTTCCTCTCATTGCGTATCTGATACAGCAAAGCACACAGGTAAATGGAATCGTACTGGATGGGTTTCTGGGTTCAGCATCCACGCTGATTGCCTGTGACCAGATCGGGCGGATCTGTTATGGGGTGGAACTGGAACCAAAGTTTGTAGATGTGGCAGTTATGCGTTACATGAACCAGCATGGCAACAGTGCGGATGGTGTGCTGTTGATCCGGGATGGAAAGGAACATACCTACGAACAGGCACTTGATATGGCGGAGGTAATTGCAGATGAGTAATGTAAAATATCGGTTTTCTGAAGACGGCCTTGTAGCCTATGGGGAACTGGCAAGCGGTCAGATTTTTGTGATAGATGCCGATATGGTCGAAAAGATTCGTACAGTTAAATTTTATCTGGGCAGCAAAGGAAATGGCAGCCAATATTATGTGATTGACTGTAAGGGACGAACCCTCCATGATTATCTGTTTGAACACAGGCCGGGCTATGAAATAGACCATATAAATCTGGACACATTTGACAATCGCAGGTGCAATATCCGTTATTGTACACATCAGCAGAACCAGATGAACCAGCCGCTGCAGAAAAATAATACTTCCGGTGTCAGTGGCGTGAGTTATTATCCGCCAAGGCGCAAATTCCGGGCAAGAATAAAAATCTGCCAGCAAGAGATACACCTTGGCTATTTTGATACCTTTGAAGATGCAGTAAAAGCGCGGAATATTGGAATGCTTTGTATGTTTGGACAGTATGGGAGATATAACGATACTGGAAAAGCACCGGATTGGATTGAAAGAAAAGTCGCTGGAAAATGTGCGCGTTATGCGGAACTCTCGCAGAACAGCGCATTTTTTGATTTCTGGGATGGGGGTGTTGTCAATGCTCCATGACAAACTGACCCTCGGCAGCCTCTTTGACGGCTCCGGCGGCTTCCCCCTGGGCGGCTTGCTCTCCGGCATTACCCCCGTTTGGGCATCGGAGATTGAGCCGTTCCCCATCCGGGTGACCACAAAGCGGCTGCCTTTTATGAAGCATTACGGCGATGTCTCCCGGATGGACGGCGCAGAGGTAGAGCCGGTGGACATCATCACCTTCGGCTCGCCCTGCCAGGATATGAGCATTGCCGGGAAAAGAGCCGGGCTTGGCGGCTCACGGAGTAACCTCTTTTATGAGGCAATACGGATTGTAAAAGAAATGAGGTGTGCAACCGATGGAAAATATCCGAGGTATATCGTCTGGGAGAACGTCCCTGGCGCGTTCAGTTCCAACAAGGGCGCGGACTTCCAGTCCGTCCTCGAAGAGGTCTGCTCGGTCAAAGGATACGAAATTCATACTCCTCGACCTGAGAGATGGGCAAACGCCGGGGAGATCATGGCAGACGATTTCAGTCTCGCATGGCGGGTATTTGATGCGCAGTACTGGGGAGTTCCCCAGCGCAGAAAACGTATCTACCTTGTCGCAGATTTTGCAGGCGGGAGTGCCGGAAAAATACTATTTGAGTCCGAAGGCGTGTCTGGGTATACTCCGCAGGGCTTCCGCCCGTGGCAAGGAACTGCCGGAACTTTTGCGGAAGGCGCTGGAGCGTCAGGCTGCGTCTGCTTAAACGACCAGGGCGGCAGCCGCATGGATGTGACGGAGGACGTTGCGGCAACGCTCCGTGCGGAAAACCACGGACACCCTCCCTGCGTGATGGGGGCTGCCGGATTCTGCACCGAGCATTCCGCACAGGCCAGGGGCATCGGGTATGAGGAGGAAACCTCGCCCACCCTCCGTGCCGGTACGGTGCCGGCGGCGGTCTATGAGAACCATAGCCAGGACACCAGATACACCGGCCCGCTGGAGACGGCCCCCACGGTCAACGCCACCTACGGCATGGGCGGAAATAACCAGCCTTTTGTGGTGGAGACGCCCAAGACGCTGAAGATCCGCTCCGGCTGTGAGGGCGGCGGCAAAGGTGCACTGATCCAGGATAACAAATCCGCTACGCTTGGCTGCAACAACGACCAGACGGTATTCGTGCCGTTTGTGAAAGGTACCCGGCCCCACTCTCCCGATGAAGAACCGCAGTGGAAAGCCTCCGATGTGGCGAAGACACTGAATACCTGCGATGTGGGCGAGACCCGGTGTAATGAACTGGCGGTCAAAGTATATGGCATCTGCTCTAAAGACAGCAACGCCATGAAATCCGAGAATCCCAAGAGCGGCTTCTACGAAGCGGAAACTTCCAGATGCCTGGATGCGAACGGCGGAAATCCTACCTGCAATCAGGGAGGCATGGCCGTGGTGGCCCTGCAGGGTTCCATGATTGGCAGGGCGGAAAAGAACGGTCTCCAGGGCAGCGGCGTGAATGAGGATGTATCCTTTACGCTGGATGCTGCTGATCGTCACGCCGTAGCCTACTGCATGACCACCGGCACTTACACCCAGATGCTTAAGGAACAGTCCCCGACCTTGATGGCAAGGGACTATAAAGACCCGCCTGTAGTGAACGAGACAGAGCCGGAATACATTGTACGCAGGCTGACGCCCACCGAGTGCGCCAGACTGCAGGGGTTCCCAGACTGGTGGTGCGCTGGACTTGGAACCGATGAGCCGTCTGAGGATGCGATCGAGTTCTGGACAGAGGTGTTTGAGACACACCGCTCCGTCATGGGGAAGTCCTCCAGACCCAAGAGCCGGAACCAGATCATCAAGTGGCTGAAAAATCCCCACTCCGACAGCGCAGAATATAAAATGTGGGGCAACGGCGTGGCGCTCCCCAACGTCTATTTCGTGCTTTCCGGCATTGTGTACTACTCACAATTCCCGGAATTTTTGTTGTGACATATTTTGTGCCGGATTCGCTTGCTATTTCCGCTGCTTAGAGTGATGAATGTAGTACCGAAAAACAAGGAGGTACAGGGAATGCGAATTGAATTTCACAGAACAGGCGCGGAAAGGAAGGCGCTGGTAACAGCCATCGGGGAAATCCTGGAGGTCAGGCCGCAGTACAAAGGAATGCCGAGCGCCGCTTACGAAATCGGCTACTTTACAGTAACGAAAGAAGGTACGCTGGAATTTGATGACCGGGCCGACAGCGGGGAGGTGGAAAACCTGCTGGAGCAGCTTGCTGACCGGGGGATCGTTGCAGCACCCGCAGAAATGGCACAGGCATGGCTTAACGCAAGGGCAGAGGAATTATCCAAGGCAAGTGAAAACGAGCCACAGGAGGCGAACGTGGGGCTTACGGTGGAAATCCCGCTTGATAAGGTATCGTTGGGCAATCTTACTAAGCTGCTGGAAGCCAAGGGCAAACTGATACGGAAAGCTTTGGGGATCAGCGAGCTTTCCTTTGAAATCCTGGAGGACCGGGTGGCGTTTCCTTGGTTCGAGGAACTGCCCGATTCCGATGCTGCTAAAGCCTACACCCACTTCATTTCCGCACTCTGCGAGATGAGCAGGAATGCCAAGCGGGTAACAGCGACTGAGAAACCGGTGGAGAATGAGAAATACGCATTCCGCTGTTTTCTCCTGCGGCTTGGATTTATCGGAACAGAGTATAAGGCAGAACGGAAAATCTTATTACGGAACTTATCCGGCAGCACAGCTTTTAAAAATAAGCCGGGAGGAAATGCGTAATGGAGGGAACATTATCAAATACCGCATTAGCCAGGAAAATGCTCATCGAGTTTTGGAGTGACTGCCGGCCCCATTCTGTCCGTGAGTTCAGGGTATATTTGCGGCAGAACAACATGGTATCGGTTGAACTTACACATACCAGCAGTGCTGTTTATACCGCGTGCCAGCAGGATGTGCTGGAGCGTGTGGGCAGAGGGGTCTATAAAGCAGGAAGGAACTGGAATAGAAATGCAGAAGCCCCTGCGAAAAGAATAGGCGGTGTAACATATGTGCTTCGACAGACGAAAAATGTCCTGGCGATACCTATTAATGTAATGGAACTTAGCCAGAAAGAGCGGGAGCTGATCCCGAGATTACAGGACTTATACCAGGAATGTGAAAAAATGCTGGATGAACTGGAGAAAGAGGAGGCCGAAAATGAGATTTCCGAGTAAAGAGATTGTGGAAAGCATCCGCCGGGAATATCCCGCCGGCACTCGTGTGGAACTGGTGCAGATGGATGATGTGCAGGCTCCGCCTGTCGGTACAAAAGGCACCGTCAAAGGTGTGGATGACACCGGCTCCCTCCTTATGCGCTGGGATAATGGCAGTGGCCTGAACGTGGTCTATGGGGAGGATATTGTCCGGAAAATTCCTGTAATCAAAACAGTCTGTTATGGCAGAGCCAAAGAATGGTACAGCCGTGCGGAGGCGGAGCAGTTTTTCTTTCATGCGATGATGAACTCCGAGGGCAGTGAGCAAAGCAGATATGTAAAAATATATACCGGGTTAAAAATGGGAAAAGAATTCTGCACGGACGAGGAGGAATGATCAATGGAACAGGATGTTTTGGAGCAGCTCTATTTTGGCAGGATTGTGCCATGGGAGAACCGGAATGATAAGACGCCGGAGATAGAACAATGCAGTGAACAGGTTTATCAGGACATGGAGCATTTGGCGCAGTTACTGGATGAGGATGGAAAAAAGATTCTTGAGCGGCTTATGGATAACCGTTCTGAACTGGAAAGCCACCAGATTCTGGAGGGATTCAAGGATGGGTTCCGGCTGGGGGTTCAGCTTACGGCAGCAGGTCTTGGAAATAAAAATAAGCTGTAAAACACACAAATTCCGCCCGGAATCATTGTGTAATATATAGTGCGGAATTAACTTGCTATTATCCTCTTTTAGAGCGAATATGTGTACACCGAAAGGGAAAACACACAGCCGCAAGGCAGAAAAACGGAGGATTTCAGAATGAACGAGAAAACAGCAAGGCAGATTGCAGAGATGAAGAACCAGACCATCGGGGTCGAGGTCGAGATGAACAGCATCACCCGCCAGAAGGCAGCGAAGGTTGCCGCCACCTACTTCGGCACAGGCAGATACGAGAACACTGCCGGCCGCAACGGCTACAGCACCTGGTCGGCTTGGGACGCACAGGGGCGCGAGTGGAAATTCCAGAAGGACGTTTCCATTGCGGGGCCGGACGAGCAGAAATGCGAACTGGTCACCCCGATCCTGACCTACGGGGATATCGAAACCCTGCAGGAGCTTTGCAGACAGCTCAGACACGCAGGAGCGAAAAGCGACGCCTCCAGAGGATGCGGAGTCCACATCCACATCGGAGCGCAGGGCCACACACCACAGAGCCTTCGGAACCTCGCCAACATCATGGCGAGCCACGAGAGCCTGATCGCAGAAGCTCTGAAGCTCGACCGCAGCCGCATGAGCCGCTACTGCCGCACGGTAGACCCCAGGTTCTTAGAGCAGGTCAACCGCAGGAAACCCCGCACGATGGCCCAGCTCGCGGATATCTGGTACAACAGCAACGGCGCAAACTACGGCAGAAACCACCACTACAACGACAGCCGCTACCATATGCTCAACCTTCACGCCACCTTTACCAAAGGCACGGTCGAGTTCCGGCTTTTCCAGTTCGATGAGCCGACAGTGGAGCGCAGGGGCGGCATCCATGCCGGACAGCTCAAAAGCTACATTCAGCTTTGCCTGGCCCTGAGCCAGATGGCGAAGGATGTGCGGACGGCAAGCCCCAAACCCCAGCAGAACGAAAACCCCAAATACGCCATGAGAACCTGGCTCCTCCGCCTGGGCTTCATCGGTGGGGAGTTTGCAACGGCCAGAGATTTTCTGACCCGCAATCTTTCTGGGGACACAGCCTTCCGGCACGGTAGAGCAGCCGCTTGAAGGGTGCGGGTCGCCAGTGGCGACCTCTGCGAAGCAGAAGCACCGACCGAGGCGGAAGCCGAGACCCGCAGGAGTTAGCCTCCTGCCACCTTACCCTTGACCGCTTCGGCGGTCTTAAGGTGGTAGAAGGGTAATCCCTTCGGAAAGGATGGATACCATGAAAGAAAAAAGATACTACATTGCTTACGGCAGCAACCTGAATGTCAGGCAGATGCAGATGCGCTGTCCCCATGCCACGATCCTTGGTACGGCAAACCTGAAAGGCTGGGAACTGCTTTTTAAGGGGAGTAAGACCGGCTCCTACCTGACCATCGAGAAAAGCGAAGGCGGTACGGTCCCTGTGGTGATCTGGGAGGTGACGGCGACCGATGAAGCCGCCCTCGACCGCTACGAGGGATTTCCCAATTTTTACTACAAGCGGGACATCCGGCTCCAGTACAAGGGCATCCGCACGGGGAAGCGCAGGACGGTGACAGCTTTTGCCTACATCATGCATGAGGACAGGCCGATTGGCATTCCGAGTAATTTCTACATGAGGACTTGCCTGGAAGGATATGATACCTTCTGCTTTGACAAAAACATTCTGGTTGACGCTTACAGCAAATGCAGGGAGGTATGCGGATATGAAGGATAATGTGATTCGGATGGCGGTCTGCCCGCTTTGCGGTAGGACCTACCACGGCGCTCCTGCGATTTCCAGAGAGGACAACGAAACGCTCATCTGCCCGGACTGCGGCACCAGGCAGGCGCTCCAATCCATCGGCGTGGAGCCGTCTGAGCAGGAGCAGATCATTGAGACGATCCACCGCCACACGCAGGAGTGATATACACAATTTGTTCCTCTGATCTTTGTGCAGATTATGCTCAGAATTGACTTGATAATATGTGGTTTTAGAGCGAATATGTACACACCGAAAGGGAAAACAAAGCAAAACGGAGGACGCCAACATGAAAGCCTACAACGCCTTTAGAACACAGGTTGAGAACATCAAGACTGAGAAGGACCTCAAAGATGCCCACATTAGCATTTGCCGCGCATACAGCGCCTACCGCATCAGCTACGAGCAGTTCATGGAGCTCCGGAAGATGATGATTTCCAAGAGAGCCGAAAAAGGCTTTTCTTGGGGCAAAGGCATTTAAAAAACGGCGCAGGACACGGAGGATAAAAACCATGACGATCAACGAAGCAATGAAAAAATACAGACTGCCGAACCCCACCACTCCAGAGGACTTGGAATGCAGATGGAGCAAGGTCTTAACCTTCGGGGACAAGATAGTGATGGCTGGGCATTTTTATAACGGGATGAACAAGCCCTGCTACTTCGGCGCGGCATACGAGTTCCTTACCGATGACCACACCTGCGAAGGAATGATCGGGCTGAGAGCAGCCAGCCAGATTGAGTTCGAGGATGACGGCCACGCTATCGCCTGGGCGATGCAGCAGTAAAGAAAACCAGCAGAGATCGAGCCGCATGGCTCTTTCTCTCGTACAGAACCATTTTGGAAGTCGCAGCGATGCGGCTTATTTTTATGCCATTCGGGAGGTGGTGTCTATGCGAAAACTGAAAAAATACAAGCCCACCAGGTTTATGGCGAAGACCTCGCACTACGATAATGACGCCGCCGATTATGCGGTGATGTTCATCGAGTCCCTCTGCCATACCAAGGGTACCTGGGCGGGAAAGCCCTTTGAACTGATCGACTGGCAGGAGCAGATCATCCGTGACCTGTTTGGCGTGTTAAAGCCCAACGGCTACCGTCAGTTCAATACAGCGTATATCGAGATTCCCAAGAAACAGGGAAAGTCAGAACTTGCCGCCGCTGTGGCACTCCTGCTCCTCTGCGGGGATGGAGAAGAACGGGCCGAGGTGTATGGATGCGCCGCCGACCGTAACCAGGCAAAGATCGTGTTTGATGTGGCGGTGGATATGGTGCGGTTCTGCCCAGCACTCTCCAAAAGGGTGAAGATACTGGAGTCCCAGAAGAAAATCACCTATCTTCCTACCAACAGCTCCTACCAGGTGCTATCGGCGGATGTGGCGAACAAGCACGGCTTCAATACCCACGGGGTGATCTTTGATGAGCTGCACACCCAGCCCAACCGGAAACTCTTTGACGTCATGCTGCAAGGCTCCGGAGATGCCAGGATGCAGCCGCTGTATTTCCTGATCACCACAGCAGGCAACGATACCAACTCTATCTGCTACGAGGTACACCAGAAAGCCATCGACATTGCGGAGGGACGGAAGGTCGATCCTACTTTCTATTCTGTCATTTACGGCGCTGCCGAGGATGAGGACTGGACAGACCCCAAGGTCTGGAAGAAAGCCAATCCTTCCCTCGGCATCACGGTGGGCATCGACAAAGTTAAAGCGGCCTGTGAATCCGCCCAGCAAAACCCCGGCGAGGAGAACGCTTTCCGGCAGCTTCGGCTGAACCAGTGGGTGAAGCAGTCTGTCCGCTGGATGCCGATGGACAAGTGGGACGCCTGCGCGTTCCCGGTTTCCGAGGATGACCTGGAGGGGCGCATCTGCTACGGCGGGCTGGACTTGTCCTCCACTACGGACATCACGGCTTTTGTTCTGGTGTTTCCGCCACTGGATGAGGAGGATAAATACTACATCCTGCCATACTTTTGGATACCGGAAGAAACTCTTGATCTTCGTGTCCGGCGAGACCATGTCCCTTATGATCTGTGGGAGCGCCAAGGGACGCTGATGACTACCGAGGGTAATGTGGTTCATTACGGCTACATCGAGAAATTCATCGAACAGTTGGGTGAGCGGTTCAACATCCGGGAGATTGCCTTCGACCGCTGGGGCGCTGTGCAGATGGTGCAGAACCTGGAAGGCATGGGTTTCACGGTGGTTCCCTTCGGGCAGGGCTTTAAGGATATGTCCCCGCCGACAAAGGAACTGATGAAGCTGGTGCTGGAGGAGAAAATCGCCCACGGCGGCCACCCGGTGCTGCGGTGGATGATGGACAACATCTTCATCCGCACCGACCCGGCCGGCAACATCAAGGCAGACAAAGAAAAATCCACAGAGAAAATTGACGGGGCGATTGCCACCATCATGGCTTTGGATAGAGCCATTCGATGCGGCAACGAGAATGGTGCTTCAGTCTACGACGACCGGGGCATTTTGTTTATCTGAAAGGAGTGAAAACATGGGTATATTCAGCGGCTTTTTCAAATCTCGTGATAAACCCCAAAACAGTACCGCTGGCAGCGGTTATCGCTTCTACCTGGGCGGAACAACTTCCGGGAAAGCCGTGACAGAGCGATCTGCCATGCAGATGACAGCGGTATATTCCTGTGTGCGTATCCTTGCCGAAGCAGTGGCTGGGCTGCCGCTCCACCTCTATCGATATAAGGAGGACGGCGGCAAGGAAAAGGCTCTCGACCATCCGCTGTATCTGCTGCTTCATGATGAGCCAAACCCGGAGATGAGTTCCTTTGTGTTCCGGGAAACCCTCATGACACATCTGCTGCTTTGGGGAAATGCCTATGCCCAAATCATCCGAAACGGCAAAAATGAAGTTGTGGCTCTGTATCCACTGATGCCCAACAAAATGACTGTAGACCGCGACACCAACGGACATCTTTACTACTCCTACAATCGCGGGAACGATGAGGCCATCCGGGACAAACAGTCCACAGTTATTCTTCGCCCTTCCGACGTTTTGCATATTCCGGGTCTTGGCTTTGACGGGCTGGTGGGATATTCACCCATCGCTATGGCGAAGAACGCCATCGGCATGGCGATTGCCTGTGAGGAGTACGGTGCCAAGTTCTTTGCCAACGGTGCAGCACCCGGCGGCGTTCTGGAGCACCCAGGTACTTTGAAAGACCCGCAGCGAATCCGGGAAAGCTGGCAGTCTACTTATGGCGGCACCAGTAATGCCCATCGGATTGCCGTTTTGGAAGAAGGTATGAAGTACACGCCGATTGGCATCTCCCCGGAGCAGGCACAATTTCTGGAAACACGAAAATTCCAAATCAATGAAATTGCTCGAATCTTCCGAGTGCCTCCCCATATGGTGGGTGACCTGGAAAAGTCGAGCTTTTCTAATATTGAGCAGCAGTCTTTGGAGTTTGTGAAATACACCCTTGACCCCTGGGTGATCCGCTGGGAGCAGTCCATCATGCGGACTCTTATTTCCCAAGAGGAAAAGTCACAGTATTTTGTCAAATTCAATCTGGAAGGCCTGCTTCGCGGCGATTATCAGAGCCGCATGAATGGGTATGCCATCGGTCGACAGAACGGCTGGATGTCCGCAAACGACATCCGCGAACTGGAAAATCTCGACCGTATTCCTGCTGAGGAGGGCGGCGACCTGTACCTTATCAACGGCAATATGCTCCCGCTTAAGGATGCCGGAGCTTTTGCAGATACAGAAGTAAGCGATGACGGAAAGGAGGAAAATGCCGATGAAGAAGTTCTGGAAGTGGAAGAACAGGATGGTGACCAATCAGGAGAATCAGATGACAACGGAGGAACGGACACTGTTTCTAAACGGAACAATCGCAGAAGAAAGCTGGTTTGACGATGACATTACGCCCCAGCTTTTTAAGGACGAACTGATGTCCGGCAGCGGAGATATCACCGTGTGGATCAACTCTCCCGGCGGCGACTGTGTGGCTGCAGCCCAAATCTACAATATGCTCATGGACTACAAGGGAAATGTGACCGTGAAAATCGATGGCATTGCGGCTTCCGCTGCATCCGTCATTGCTATGGCGGGAACCAAGGTTTTGATGTCCCCAGTGTCCATGCTCATGATCCACAACCCCATGACGGTGGCTATGGGTGACACAGCCGAAATGCAGAAAGCTATCGAGATGCTGGCAAGCGTGAAGGAATCCATCATCAACGCCTATGAGATCAAGACCGGGCTGTCCCGCGCCAAGTTATCTCATCTCATGGACGCAGAGACTTGGATGGACGCAAACAAGGCAGTGGAGCTTGGCTTTGCCGATGATGTCCTGGCACGGGCGGAAATCCCGGAGGACATGGAGCCGCCTGCGGTGTCCATGCTCTATTCCAAAGCGGCTGTGGTCAACTCTCTCATGGATAAGATTGCAGCCAAGTGCAGGACCAATCCTAAGAAAATTGAAGATTCCAAACCCAAGGGCCGCTCCGTAGACAGTCTCTACGAGCGGCTCAATCTTTTGAAACATTAAGGAGGATACCACAATGACGATTCTTGAACTGCGCGAGAAGCGCGCCAAAGCCTGGGAAGCCGCAAAGGCATTTTTGGATTCCCATAGAAACGATAAAGGCATCCTGTCTGCCGAGGATGATGCCGCCTACACCCGCATGGAGCAGGAAATCACCGACCTGGGCAAGGAGATTGCCCGCCTGGAACGCCAGGAGGCACTGGATGCAGAACTGAACCGCCCGGTGAACAAGCCCTTGACGGGTAAGCCTATGAACGGCAAGGAGGAGGCTAAAACTGGCCGTGCGGCGGATGAGTACCGCCAGAATTTCTGGAATATGATGCGCTCCAAAGCACCGATGCCTTCTGTGGTAAACGCGCTGCAGATCGGCACGGATTCCGAGGGCGGGTATCTGGTGCCGGATGAATATGAGCGTACTCTGGTAGAGGCACTGGAAGAAGAGAATATCTTCCGCCAGCTTGCTAAGGTGATCCAGACCTCCAGCGGCGACCGTAAGATCCCGGTGGTGGCATCCAAGGGAACTGCCTCCTGGATTGATGAGGAAGGAGCCTACACAGAAAGCGATGACTCCTTTGCGCAGGTATCCATTGGAGCCTACAAGCTGGGGACGATGATCAAAGTCTCTGAGGAACTGTTAAATGACAGTGTGTTTGACCTGGAGTCCTATATTGCCAGGGAGTTTGCGAGAAGGATCGGAACCAAAGAGGAGGAAGCCTTCTTTACCGGGGACGGTACCGGAAAGCCTCTGGGAATCCTGGCTGCCTCTGGCGGAGCGGAAACCGGTGTGACAGCTGCATCTGCCACTGCGGTGACAGCAGATGAACTGATGGATCTGTTCTACTCTCTGAAATCCCCGTACCGTAAAAATGCGGTGTGGATTTTAAATGATTCCACCATCAAAGCCATCCGCAAGCTGAAGGATAACAATGGGCAGTACCTGTGGCAGCCGTCCCTGGTGGCCGGTACGCCGGATACGATTCTTGGCCGGCCGGTGAAAACCTCTGCTTATATGCCTGCCATTGCGGCCGGGGCGAAGACTATCGCTTTTGGTGATTTCTCTTATTACTGGATTGCAGACCGTCAGGGGCGTTCCTTTAAGCGGCTGAACGAGCTGTATGCGGCAAACGGTCAGGTAGGTTTCCTTGGCTCCCAGAGAGTGGACGGCAAGATGATCCTGCCGGAGGCTGTGAAGGTGCTGGTACAGAAGGCCGGATCTGCGGGTTAAGGATACAGATAGCTATGGAAGGGCGTGAGGATAGCGGCCATGCCCTTCCTCCCTGTTGGAGGTGAGGATGATGGTGGTAACGCTGGAAGAGATCAAGAATTATCTGCGGGTGGATTTTGCAGAAGATGACGATCTGCTCCAGAGTCTTCTGGTTACAGCAGAACGTCTGTGCATGGACGTGGCCCGGACCGAGGATAGAGGTGCCTTTTCCGAGGCGGAGAATGCCAAAACGGCCGTGATGTATGCGGCGGCTTATCTGTATGAGCATCGGGAGGAGGCTGACCACCATGCTCTGGTTCTGACATTGCGGGCGTTGTTGTTTGGCAGCCGGAAGGAGGCATTCTGATGGAGGTTGCACTTTTGAATGTCCGGATCACTTTTCAGAAAAATTCCGTGATTGTGGATGAGATCGGCAATCACCGGAATGAATGGAAGGATATCTATTCCTGCTATGCAACGGTAAGTGGCGAGTCCCCCAATGAAAATACAGATGCCGGGATGGTTGTGGATGACAGTAAGATTGATTTTACTGTGCGCTGGTGCAGGGAAGTTGCCTCTATGACCAATACAGAATACCGCATCCGGTATCAGGACGCTTTCTATAACATCCTTGGCATCGATCACATGAATTTCAAACGGAAATCTGTGAAGTTCAAATGTCAGAAAGTGAGGCGGTAGAATGGGGAAGAAAATTTCTATCAGCCAGCTTTCTGCAGCGGTAATGGAGGAATTGGAAGAATATGCGGATCTGGCTGCAGAAGATATGAAATCGGCGGTAAAGAAAGCGGCGGCAACCGTCCGAAAGGATATTGAAGCCAGCGCTCCAAGGAATACCGGTGACTATGCCAAAAGCTGGGCCGTGAAGACTACAAAGGAAAGTTCCAATGCCTTGCAAGTGACGGTGCATTCCCGGAATCGGTATCAGCTTGCTCACCTGCTGGAGCATGGACATGCGAAGCGGGGCGGCGGCCGGGTTGCGGCAAGGCCCCATATCGCTGCTGCGGAAGAGGCTGGAATTGAACAGCTGGAGCGTGAGATTGAGAGGAGCCTGACGAATGGATGATTTGCTAAGAGTTTTAGAGGAAACGGGCATCCCTTTTGCTTATGACCATTTTGCGGAAGGGGAATCCCCAGATCCTCCGTTCATCTGCTACCTTCTGCCCCAGAGCAATAACTTTTCCGCAGATGGGAAGGTTTATCTGAAGGTCAGCAGTGTAAATATCGAACTGTACACAGACAGCAAAGATTTGTCTGTGGAGCAGAAGCTGGAAGCCGTGCTGGATACGCACGGTATTTTTTATGACAAAACAGAGGTCTGGATCGAGAGCGAAAAACTCTACGAAGTCCTCTACTCGTTTGAAATGGAGGTTTGATTTTTATGGGAAACAAGGTCAAGTATAACCTGAAAAATGTCCATGCCGCAAAGCTGACGGAAATGGCAGATGATGGAGGATCTTCTGTGTTTGCCTATGCGACACCCCAGGCAATTCCGGGTGCGGTGAGTATCAGTCTGGATGCGGAGGGGGAATCCAGTCCATTTTATGCGGATGGAATTGTATACTTCCGGTCTGTGACGAACAACGGATACAGCGGGGATCTGGAGATTGCCCTGATCCCGGAGTGGTTCCGCACGGAGATCCTGCAGGAGAAAAAGGATGATAAGGGTGTCTTGATTGAGAAAAGTAATGTGGCGGAGAGCGTAAAGTTCGCCTTAATGTTTGAATTCGATGGGGATGTGAACGCTATCCGGCATGTCCTGTATAACTGCTCTGCTTCCCGTCCATCTATTGAGTCGGAGACAAAGGAAGACACGATTGAACCGGGAACGGAAACCCTTTCCCTGACAGCAGATCCCCGCTCCGATGGTCTGGTAAAAGCGAGGACGGGTGATACTACAGATCAGACGACCTACGATAACTGGTATAAAACAGTTTATACACCTGTGGAAACGGAGGAAGAACAGTCATGATCAGGCGTGAGATAGAAATCAGCGGGAAAAAGGTGCCCTTCCGTTCCTCTGCAACGATTCCCCGCCTGTACCGGGCAAAATTCAAGAGGGATATCTTTAAGGATCTGGCTAAGTTGGAGAAATCTTACAAGGATAAAACTGAGAATGGGGATGAGTTGCAGATCGAGGATCTGGAGATTTTCGAGAACGTGGCCTATGTGATGGCCTACCATGCGGACAACAGCATTCCGGCAAAGATTGAGGACTGGCTGGATCAGTTTGATATGTTCTCCATTTATGAGGTGCTGCCGCAGATTCTGGAACTGTGGGGTGAGAACCTTGTGACGGATGTGACGTCAAAAAAAAGATTGGCAGAAGTGAGCGGGAAATGACCACGCCGCTGTTCCTTCTGCGAAGTGTGGAACTGGGAATTTCCATCCGGGATCTGGATCTGCTCACAATTGGGCTGGTTCTGGATATGTGGACAGAAAAATCCAATGACGGCGTGAAATATAAGCGGATTGCCACTCAAGAGGACTTTGATAAGTTTTGATCCTCGTTGAATTCACAGCCTTTTCTTGCTATACTTGGTAAAAAAAGAAGAGGCTGTGAATTAACTATAAAGAATGAAGGATGGAATAAACAATATGACGATTGATAACAATCCGTTGCAAATAAAAAGTTTGCCGACAGCAGTTATTATAAAGGATTATATAGATGGTCATCCTGCTAATTATGAAGAATATTTAACAGAATTTATTAATGCATCTAAGCTGGTGCAGGAGAAAGGAAATGAAGAATTTCGTTTAAGAGATCAAAAGGAACAGAGCCAGGGTCAAAATGATGTTTATAACTCCTTTTATGAGCTGGATTTTAAATTTTTAGTAGATGAAGGATATATGGAGGGCAAAAGGCTACTCAGTCCTTCTATTACAGAATATTTTCCAGGTGTAACAGCGATTGGTCCTTCAAAAAAGTCAGGGAGTCAATTGGTGTATAACATACTTAAATGCTTTCGTGATAAAACCTTAGATGACTTAGAAAAAATTGAAAGAGATAGGCAAAGGGATGCAGAAAGCAGACTCATAAAACAAGCATTAAAGAAATTAGCAGTTAATAAAAACATATTATTTTTTCTTCCATATGATTACTCATTTGAAAATAAGGAGACAGATCGTGAAAATATTTTGACTATTATTGACTGTATCTCTGAGGATTTACAAGGCGTGTTAGCATATAGGAGAAGAAAAATAAGTGCGGATACATTCTTGGCATTCATATCGGATAAATATTTTGTTATTACAAAAGAAAAGCATAATGTCCTTGCTATGTATGATATGGTAGATACTCAGATCAGTGATTTATATAATTATCTTTTTTACATTAATGGTTATTGAGGAAATAAATGCACATATTGCTATTTGCCTAAATACTTGAAGATGAAAAAATTTTAAATAGTAGAAGCATTGGTTAGAAATAATCGGTGCTTTTTTCATGCTCGGAGCAATCCGGGCTTTTTTCATGCCCATTTTTAAGGAGGTGAGGGTTGTGGCGAACCGGATTAAGGGTATCACAATTGAGATCGGTGGCGATACTACTGGTCTTGACAAAGCATTAAAGAACGTCAATTCTTCCATCACGAAAACGCAGTCTGCTTTAAATGATGTGAACCGGCTCTTAAAACTTGATCCTTCTAATACGGTGTTGGTGACACAGAAGCAGGAACTGCTGGCTCAGGCGGTGAGCCAGACGGAAGAAAAGCTGTCAGCTCTGGAAGCCGCACAGGAGCAGGTGGCCGCAGCCTTTGCCCGTGGTGATATCGGGGCTGACAAGTATCAGGCTTTTCAGCGGGAGATTGAGGAAAACCGTGGAAAACTGAACAAATATAAGTCTGACCTTTCCGATTTGCAGACGGAGCAGGACGCCCTCTCTCAGAACACGGCAAGGTTGGAAAAGCTGTTTGCCGCTACGGGGACGGAAGTCGATGATTATGCGGATGTCCTTGGCAGTCGTCTGACTTCAGCGATTAAAAATGGCACGGCAAATTCTGACCAGCTGCGGACGGCTCTTGAGAAGATCGGGAAGTCTGCCACAGGAGGGAAAGCCGATATCCGCCAGCTGACGGACACTCTGGATACTGTGGATGACGGGCAGGCGATCCAAAACCTGATCCAGCAGCTGAACGAGGCTGGGGACGCTGCGGAAAATACAGCGGATGATGTGGGCCAGATTGCGGAGAACACGAAAGGCGCTGCGCTGATGCAGGCGGCGGATCAGCTGTCTGCTGTGAGCGACAAGATACAGGAGATTGGTACGAATGCTCTGGAAGCGTATTCCGATACCGAGAACGCCGTGACCAAGGTGAACGCCTACTTTGGCGAGACAGGACAGGCGGCGGAACAGTCCGCCAACGTGATCAAAAACGTGTACTCCGCCGGTGTCGGGGAAAGCATGGATGCCGTGGCCGAGGCTGTTCTTATGGTAAAGAAAAACCTTGGCGATTTGAGCGAAACCGATCTGACCAACCTAACCCAGCAGGCCCTCACGCTGGAGGAACTGTACGGCATCGACATGAATGAGACCCTTCGGGGTGTCAATTCCCTCATGCAGCAGTACGGGCTGACGGCTCAGGAAGCGATGGACTACATCGTGGTGGGTACCCAGAACGGGCTGGATAAGACCAATGAGCTGGGCGATAACCTTTCTGAGTATACTGGGAAATTCGCACAGGCAGGGTATTCTGCCTCGGAGTATTTCCAGCTGTTGGACAATGGCTTGAAGAATGGCGCATACAACCTTGATAAGGTCAACGATGCCATCAATGAGGTTACCACCCGTCTGGTGGATGGCACCATTGGGGAGTCCATCGGGATGTTCTCCACAAAGACACAGGAATTGTTTACTTCTTGGCAGAATGGCGGGGCAACCCAGAAACAGGTCATTGACTCTATTGTGGCAGATATTGCCGGGTGTACGAACCAGCAGGAAGCCTTAAATCTTGCGGCGCTGGCCTTTGGTACGATGGCCGAGGACGGGAACCTGAAATTCATCACTTCCCTGACCTCGGTGGGCAGCACTTATGACAGTGTGAAAGGTTCTGCACAGGGCTTGTTTGACGCAACGACCACACCCATGCAGGAGATGGAATCTAACACCCGGAAGCTGCAGCAATCCCTTGTTCCTCTGGGAGAGAAACTGGCGGAGATTGCCAATACGATTCTGCCGCCGCTGGTTACCGGGATCCAGACCGTGAGCAACTGGTTCCAGCAGCTACCAGAACCGGTACAGAACTTTATCGTTATTCTTGGTGTACTGCTGACTGCGTTTACCGCTTTGACTCCAGTCATTGCAGCCTTGGCAGTTTCCATGGGGGCATTGAATATCTCCCTTTTGCCGATCATTGCTGTGATTGCAGCGGTAGCGGCGGCCATTGCCGGGATCATTGCCATCATACAAAACTGGGGAGCCATTACGGAGTGGTTTGGAAACCTGTGGAATACCATCTGTACCGGGATCGGTACCATGATCGAGAGTGTGAAAACGTGGTTTTCCAACCTCTGGACGCACCTGCAGAACGTCTGGAACGGCATTTGTAACGTGGTGCAGACGGCTGTGATGCTGTTAGGTTCTATCATTCAGGGAGCCGTGGACATCATCACATTGCCTTTCCGGTTTATCTGGGAGAACTGCAAAGACATCGTTATTTCTGTATGGGATAGCATTAAAAATACGGTCAGTTCTGTATTATCGGCCATCTCCGGTGTGATCTCCAGCATTATGGGAGCCATCCAGAACGTGATCAGTTCCGTCTGGAACGCCATCAGCAGCAAGGTATCCGCAGTGGTGAACGCCATCAAAAATACCGTGACCTCTGTCTTTAATGCCATCAAGTCCGTAGCTTCTACGGTGTGGAACGGGATTAAATCGGTGATCTCCACGGTAGTGGACGGCATCAAGAGTAAGGTGTCCAGTGTGTTTAATGCAGTAAAGAGTACGGTGTCCAGCGTATTTAACGGGATAAAGAGTACCGCCACCACGGTGTGGAATGGGATCAAGACTGCCATCACGAAACCGATTGAAGCGGCAAAGAATACGATCAAAGGGATTGTGGACAAGATCAGCGGTTTCTTCTCCGGTATGAAGCTGGAACTGCCAAAGATCAAGCTGCCCCATTTCAAGATTACGGGCAAGTTGTCCCTTGCTCCGCCGAGTGTTCCCCGCCTATCGATTGACTGGTATAAGGAAGGCGGTATCATGACAAAACCGACCATCTTTGGCATGAATGGCAGCAGCCTGATGGCGGGCGGTGAGGCTGGCCGGGAAGCAGTCCTGCCTTTAAAGGGCTTCTATGATCAGTTGGAAAGCATTCTGACTTCACGGATGAATACCAGTACGATGGAAAAATACCTTGCAGTGATAGCGAAAAATTCCGGGAAAGGAATTTATCTGGACGATGGCACTTTGGTTGGAAGAATCCTTCCGGCCGTGGATGCCGGACTTGCTGCTTACAGTGTGCGGGGAGAAAGGGGGAACCGCTGATGGCAGACTGTATTTACCGTACCGCTACAATAGGCGGCTTTCATACCTGGAGAGACTTTCATGCAGTGATTCAGAATTCCGATATCGTCGGCTCCCCGACACCGAATACCAATTACGTGGATGTGCCGGGAGGAAACGGTCATATTGATCTGACAGAAGCTCTGACAGGAGATGTGACCTATTCCAACCGGACGCTGACCTTTGACCTTGCCATGAAAACCAGACCTTACCTGTGGCCACAGATCACAAATCAGATATACAACGCTCTCCACGGGAAGGCTGTCCAGGTAATCCTGGATGAAGAGCCGACCCATTACTTTTATGGGAGAGTGACAGTGGAAAGCACAGCCAGATCCCAGATCGCAGGGCAGGTGGTCCTTTCTGTGGACTGTGAACCGTACCGCTATGAGATTCAGGAAACGAGTGTGACCTTTACAGGGACTGGGGAACGGCAGTGTGTCCTGACGAATGACCGGATGTGGGTGTCACCTACTGTTACTGCTTCTGCGTCATGCAGCATGGTGTTTGGCAGCATCTTGTTCAGCCTGGCTCAAGGGGAGCATAAAAGGCCAGACATTGTACTGCGTGATGGGGAAAATCAGTTTTACCTTTTTGGGGACGCTTCCGTAACCTTCCGGTATCGAAAGGGGTGCTTGTAATGTATCAGATTTTATGTGACGGGGAGCTTCTGTATGATCCCAGGCAGAAGGAGTATCTGGTGGGAGATCCCACACTGGAGCTGGCTGTAAACACTTCCGGGACCCTGTCTTTTTCTATGCCGCCAACCCATCCGGCTTATGACAAGATCCGGAAACTGAAATCCGTTATCACCCTTTATCAGGATGGGGAGTGGGTGTTTTCCGGCCGGGTGCTGAATGACGAGAAGAACTTTGATAATATCAAACAGATTTCGGTTGAAGGGGAGCTGGGGTATCTGAATGATTCCAACCAGCGCAGTTACGTGTGCGACGGTCTGTCTCCGAAGGCGTGGTTTGCCAGTATTATTGAACGGCACAATGCCGATGTGGATGACTGGAAAAAATTCTCAGTAGGAGAAGTAACTGTTACGGATGGAAATGATGAGCTTTATTACAGCTCCGGTACCTATGAAACCTCCTGGGAGACCGTGAAAAATAAGTGTTTTGAAGGAAGCTGCGGGGGATATGTCAGAACCCGCCATGCAGGAAATACAACTTACATTGACTGGCTGAAGGACTATCCGAATATCTGCACACAGGAGATCCGTTTTGGGGAGAACCTGCTTGATCTGACGCACCAGATCAAGGGAGAGGACGTGGCTACCGTGGTTATCCCTCTGGGAGCGAGGATGTCCGAGGTGGATGAGAATTATCAGGGGACAGACACTGAGGAGCGGCTGACGATAGCGGGGGTAAATGATGGCAGGGATTGTCTGGAAGATGAGGAAGCCGTAGCCCTTTACGGACGGATTGTGAAAGTTGTCATCCATGAAGATGTCACGGAAGAAAGTTATCTTCTCAGTGCCGGGCAGCGGGATCTGGAAGAATCCGCCCGGCTCCTGTCCACTATTACGCTGAACGCCATTGACCTGCATCTTCTGAATGTGGATGTGGAGAAGATCAAGCTGGGGGATTCCATCCGGGTGGTGTCGGCACCTCATGGCCTGGATGCCTATATGCAGGTCTCGGCCATGAATATCAAACTGGCACAGCCACAGAATTCCACTATTACAGTGGGACGCTCCCAGAAGACGCTGAAGGAAGAATCCGATGCAGGATTATCCGGTATCAAAGAGGATATTTCCTATATCTTTGGTGTGGAGAAACAGACGGCAGGAAAGGTGAACGGCCTGGTGACAAAGGTGGAGGAGTACCGCTCGGAGATTACGAAAACGGCGGAAGAGATCCTGATGACGGTCAGTGAAAACTATCTTCTCAAGACAGACTTTGAACAGGAAGCTGCAGATATCATGTCTCAGATCAGCCAGACCTCCAGTTCTATCCTGCAGATTGTCTCTGCAACCTATGTAAAAACCTCGGATTACAATACCGACATAGGAGAGCTGGAGGCTTCCATAGAACTGAAAGTGGATGTGGAAAACCTGATCTCTTCCATTAACATGAGTGCGGAAACGGTAAAGATCAACGCTTCCAGACTGGATCTGACCGGATATGTGACGATGACAGATCTCTCCACTTCCGGCAGAACCAGCATTTTTGGAGGTAATATCGAAACCAATACCATTACAGCAGACAAGCTGACCATTGGAACCGGAGGGAACCTGTATAACCGGGGCTACGATACCTTTGACAATATCACGGAAAGTATCCTGTACTATTCCAAATCCACCTATGCAACCGTTTCACTGGTCAGCGATACCGGCCATGTGTATTACGGGCAGCAGGCCCTCCAGATTACGGCTACGGGTTCCAGTGCGTATGTTTATCTGGGACACTCCACGAACCATTATGGCTGTATTCCGGTACAGACAGGCAAGACCTATCTGGCAAGCTGTTACGTGAAAGCGGACAGGGAGAATGTAACGGCATATTTATATGTTTCCAAGCACACGGCTGTCAACGCCACGAACAGTTCCCTTACTTCCGTATCGAAAGTTGTGGGAACATCATGGGTGCGGCTGGTGCGCTCTTTTACCGTGACCAGCAGTTATCCTTACGTTTCCATCCGGGTACAGAATAACGGCGGCAGCGGCGTGACCATGTGGTTTGACGCTATCATGATTGAAGAAGTGGAATCAGCCAGTCAGTCGCCGGGGATTTTTAAGCCCGCCAATACGACTGTGATTGACGGGAACCATATCATAACGGGAACGATTGACGCCGATGCGATCAACGTGACAGATCTGCGGGCCTTTGGGGCCACGATAGGCGGCTGGACGATTGGAACGACCTCGCTGTATAACAAGACCACTTCCATGACTTCCACGGTGGCGGGAACTTATATTGGCACCAACGGAATCCGCCAGTATGCTTCCAGTACCAGGTATGTCAATATCCAGTCCGGTGTATTGACAGCATATGGGGCAAAAATTTCCGGGACACTGACAGCTTCTGCAGGAACCATTGCAGGTTTTACCCTTAACAGCACAGCTTTCTATAAAGGAAAGAACAGTCTGACATCGGCCACAAGTGGAGTCTATGTATCCACTTCCGGGATCAGTACCGGCAACGGGTCCGCCTGGATTACCATGGCAAACGGACAGCTTTATGGAACCGGAGGCAGTGGGACGGCTTCTACCGGATATGTGAGCTTTAACAATTACTGGACAGACGATGGGGTATATGGGACCAGGGTGGCAGGAAAGAGCGGTGTCTTCCTTCTGGCTCCCAGGATTGGGGTTGGCAGCTATACCAGTTTCGGGTCCAATGCGACTGTAACCCAGGGATATACCGGTTCCGTCAGCCAGCCTCTGGTAAAGTCCATTACGGACAATGGGGACGGTACGATTTCCTGGAGATATGGTACGTTCCGTCTGACTTTTAAGAACGGTCTGTTAACAGGATATTCGGTTGTGTCATAAGGGAGGTGGTAAATTGAAGCCAGTTGCTTTTGTGTATCGGGATCAGGAGCAGATCATGCAGGTTTATATCAATGAGTTTGAGGAAGAGGAGCTGGACCGTCTGGAGGAAGAAGGAATGCTGTTCTTTGCGGAATATCCGGGAGGGCATTTCCGCCGGGTTTCCAGAGGGGAAGTGGTCAATCCCAATCCCAGCTATACGGGAACCGTCCGTATTTATCAGAAGGAGGATGCAGGAACATGAGACTGACAAACGCAGAGATCGTACAATACTTTCGTGATATCACGGAAATCATCAACCGGAGGGAAAAATATCCTGTCCGGTTTTCCTTTGCCCTGCTGAAGAATTATCGGGCACTGGAACCGGAGAACCGCAACATTGAGGAGGCGAGGAACCGGCTGCTGGATGAGTATAACAGGAAGGACAGCGAAGGGAGGCCGTTATATCTGACAACCGGCCAGATAGATATCCTGCCGGAACACCAGAAGGAATGGGAGAAAGGAATGAAAGAGCTTCTGGATATTGAAGTGGAGGTGCCTGTCTGGAAGGTGCCGGAATCCATTCTGGAGGAATCCGATATCAATATTGAACCAGTGATACTGTATACCTGCAGTTTTATGCTGGAGGAAGAATCCGATTAAAAATGGTTCGCTTATGCGGGCCATTTTTTAATACAAAATTTCAAAGGAGGAACGCAACATGAAACAGTTCTGGAACACGATTCAACTTGTTTTCTCCGCTCTGGGAGGCTGGCTTGGCTACTTCCTTGGCGGATGTGATGGATTGCTTTACGCACTGATTGCCTTCGTGGTGATCGACTACATTACGGGTGTGATGTGCGCCATCATCAACCGGGAGTTATCCAGCGCAGTCGGCTTCAAAGGGATCTTCCGCAAAGTGCTGATCTTCCTGCTTGTCGGGATTGCAAACATCATCGATGTGCAGGTGATCGGAACCGGGGCGGTCTTGCGGACAGCGGTGATCTTTTTCTACATCTCCAATGAAGGCGTGAGCCTGCTGGAGAATGCAGGACACCTGGGACTTCCGATCCCGGAAAAGATCAAAACGGTATTAGAGCAGCTCCATGACAGAGCAGAAAACGGAAAGGAAGGTAATGAATAATGGCTTACACAAACAGTTCCCTTGTATCTTACACAAAACTCAGCCCCAACCACTCCGGGCAGCGGACGCATTCTATTGACCGGATCACACCCCACTGTGTGGTTGGCCAGCTGACGGCGGAGAGCATCTGCGGATGTTTTACCAGCCCGTCCAGAGAGGCCAGCTGCAATTATGGCATCGGAAAGGATGGGAAGATCGCCCTTTGCGTGGAGGAAAAGAACCGCTCTTGGTGTTCTTCCAGCAGCGCCAACGACCAGAGGGCTGTCACCATCGAGTGTGCCAGCGATTTGAATCATCCCTACGCAATGACCACCGCCGTTTACAATTCCCTCGTGAAACTGTGTACGGACATCTGCAAACGGAATGGGAAGAAGAAACTTCTCTGGCTGGGGGATAAGAATAAGACGCTGAATTACTCACCGAAGTCTGATGAGATGGTACTCACCGTCCATCGCTGGTTTGCGAACAAATCCTGTCCGGGGGACTGGCTGTATTCCCGGCTTGGGGATCTGGCCTCCAAGGTAACGGCAGCACTGGGAGGCTCGTCTTCCGGATCGGCAGGCTCGGTCTTATACCGTGTCCGCAAAAGCTGGTCGGATGCCAAGAGCCAGAAGGGGGCTTTCAACAATCTGGATAATGCCAAGAAATGCGCTGACTCCAATGCTGGCTATTCTGTATTTGATGAAAGCGGCAAAGTGGTTTATACCGGAAAGCAGATTGGCTCTGGAAGTTCAAATAGTTCCTTCCTGGTACAGGTAACAGCAACTGACTTGAATATCCGCAAAGGTCCTGGTACGAATTACGCCAAGACCGGGAAGTATACTGGGAAAGGTGTGTTTACTATTACCGAGGTAAAATCCGGCACTGGTTCCACTGCAGGCTGGGGTAAGCTCAAGAGCGGTGCTGGCTGGATTTCCCTGGATTACTGTAAGCGTCTTTAAGTAAAACGAGAAAGAGCAGGATTGCCCGTAGGCTGTGCGATAGATGCATGGCCTGCGGGCTTTATTTTTTTTTGCCTGCGATACCCCCTCAAAACGCTGTAGAAATCTCCGTATTCTGAAGGAGGTTATCCTTCGGATAGGAGGAATACCATGCAGGTAACAAAGGTGACGGCTGGTTTTCAGAATCAGACAGCAGAGAGGAAACTATTCACAGATGAGGAACTGCAAAGGGAATTTGACTATTACATGGCGCAAAAACTGCTGGAAAAGCTGCGGGAGGCAGACCTGATTTCTGAGGGTGAATTAGACAAAATTACGGCGAAAAACCGCCAATCATTCTCTCCCTATCTGGCTCGGATTATGCCCTAAATGACTTGCTATTTGCAGGTGTCAGAGCGAATATGTCCGTACTGAAAGAGAGGTGAGAGGATGAAACGGATCACAAAGATTGAAGAGAATATGCTCCTCGAAAAGAGAAAACTTAGAGTGGCGGCCTACTGCCGGGTATCTACAGCCAGAGATGAACAGCTCGTTAGTCTGGCAGCGCAGAAGGCCCACTATGAGAGTTATATCAAATCCAATGATGAGTGGGAGTTTGCCGGACTTTACTATGACGAAGGCATTTCCGGTACGAAAAAAGAAAAGCGAGATGGGTTGCTGGCGATGGTTGCCGCCTGCGAGAGAGGAACGATTGACTTCGTCATTACCAAATCCATCAGCCGTCTTGCCAGAAATACCACGGACTGTCTGGAACTGGTGCGGAAGCTGCTGGACTTAAAGATCTACATCTATTTTGAAAAAGAAAATCTAAACACGGGCTCCATGGAGAGTGAATTAATGCTTTCCATTTTAAGCAGTCTGGCAGAAAGCGAGTCGGTGTCCATTTCTGAAAATGAGAAGTGGGGTATCAAGCGGCGGTTTCAGAATGGAACCTTCATCATTTCCTATCCCCCATATGGTTATGACAATGTGGACGGGGAGATGGTGATCGTGTCGGAGCAGGCGGAGATCGTGAAACAGATCTTTGCGGACACGCTTGCGGGGAAAAGTACCCACGAGATTGCGAATGAATTAAATGAGCGTGGCGTTGCTACCAAGAAGGGCGGGCATTGGACACCGAGTACCGTCAACGCCATCATCGGGAATGAAAAGTATACGGGTGACGTCCTGTTCCAGAAAACCTATACGGACAGCAGCTTTAACCGACACCAAAACCGGGGAGAGCTTGACCAGTACCTGATGCAAGACCACCATGAAGCAATCATTAGCAAGGAAGAGTTTGAACTGGCCAATGCAGTTTTGAAGCAGCGGGGGCGTGAAAAAGGAAATGGCTATGATACCGGGAGATACCAGAACCGGTACGGCTTTTCCGGCCGGATCTGCTGTGGAGAATGCGGCGGCAAATATAAGAGACGAATGCATTATAAACCCAGCGGCCAGTATGTGGCCTGGGCTTGTGCCAATCATCTGAAAGACAAGGAAAGCTGTTCGCAGAAATACATCACGGATGATGCTTTGAAACTGGCGTTTGTTACCATGATGAATAAGCTGGTCTTTGGACATCAGATGGTGCTGCGTCCTCTTTTGCAAAGCCTGCAGGGACTGAATGCTCAATCCCGGCTGCTAAAGATTGAAGAACTGGAAACGGCAATCGAGAAAAACAGGGAGCAGAAACAGGTGCTGACGAACCTGATGGCAAGCGGCTATCTGGAGCCTGCTCTTTTTAATAAGGAAAGTAATGAACTTGCAGCGGAAGCGGAAGCCCTGCGGCAGGAAAAGGATGGGCTGATGCGCTCTGTCAATGGAGATATGGTCAAAATAGAGGAATTGCAGCGGTTGCTCCGGTTTACATCCAAAGGAACCATGATGACGGAATTCGATGATGAAATTTTCCTTTCCTTCGTGGAGCGGATCACCGTACTGTCCAGAAAAGAAGTGGTTTTTGAATGGAAATGCGGACTGTCCTTGAAAGAAAGGCTGGTGGAACCATGAGACACATTCCGTATGGATACCGGATTGAAAATGGCCGGGCGGTCATCGATGAAAAACAGGCCGTCACGGTGCGGGAGTTTTTTCAAAACTATATTTCCGGCATGGCACTTGTGCCTGCCGCCGAAAAGGTTGGATTAAAGCTATACCACGGAAGCGCCGGCAGGATGCTCCGGAATAAGAAGTACCTTGGAGATGATTACTATCCGGCTATTATCGACAAAGAAATCTTCGATAAGGCAGAAGAAATACGCATGAGTCGGGCAAAAGCACTGGGGCGGGTGTGGGAACTGGAAGGAAAGAAGGACATCCTCTTCCCTACCAGCTTTACCATACCTGCAGTGAAAAAGGTTTCTGACGATCCCTTTGAACAGGCGGCGTATGCATACAGTTTGATTGAGAGCGAGGTGGATATGGATGGAACTAAGTAGGAATATTACCGTGATCCCGGCCAGAAGACGTGTGGGCAACACAGCCGCAGCCGAGCAGCGGCCAAAGCTGAAAGTCGCTGCTTACTGCCGGGTTTCCACGGACAGTGAAGAGCAGGCGTCCAGCTACGAGGTGCAGGTGGCGCATTATACACAATTCATCCAGAAGAATCCGGAATGGGAACTGGCCGGGATTTATGCCGATGACGGGATTACCGGCACGAATACGAAAAAGCGTGAGGAATTTAATCGGATGATCCAGGGCTGCATGGACGGAAAGATTGATATGATCATTACCAAGTCCATCAGCCGGTTTGCCAGAAATACCCTGGATTGCCTGAAATATATCCGGGAATTGAAGGAGAAAAACATCCCGGTTTTCTTTGAAAAAGAGAACATCAACACTATGGATTCCAAAGGTGAGGTGCTGCTCACCATCATGGCAAGTCTGGCACAGCAGGAAAGCCAGTCCCTGAGCCAGAACATCAAACTCGGCCTGCAGTATCGCTTCCAGAACGGAGAGGTACGGGTCAACCACAGCCGTTTCCTGGGTTACACAAAGGATGAGGAAGGAAATCTGGTCATAGAGCCTGCGGAGGCGGAGGTGGTAAAGCGGATCTACAGGGAGTACCTGGAAGGGGCAAGCCTGCTCCAGATTGGGCGTGGCCTGGAAGCGGACGGGATTCTTACCGGGGCAGGGAAAGCGAAGTGGCGTCCGGAAACACTGAAGAAGATCCTGCAGAATGAAAAGTACATCGGAGACGCCCTTTTGCAGAAGACCTATACCGTTGACTTTCTCAATAAAAAGCGGGTGCAGAACAAGGGAATTGTCCCTCAGTATTATGTGGAAAACAGCCATGAGCCTATTATTCCCCGTGACCTTTATATGCAGGTGCAGGAGGAAATGATCCGGCGGGCGAACCTCCACAGCGGAGCTAACCGGAAAAAGAGGGTTTACAGCAGCAAGTATGCCTTATCCAGCATTGTTTACTGTTCCAAGTGCGGCGAAATTTACCGGCGGATTGCATGGAATAACCGGGGAAAGCACTCCACCGTGTGGCGTTGCTGTACCCGTGTGGAACATGGACCAACTGCCTGTGATGCACCGACCATTCAGGAGTCAGATCTGCAGGCGGTGGTGGTACAGGCAATCAACCTTGCGCTGGGTAGCAGAGAAAGCATGATGATCACTCTCCAAGAGAACGTGGAGTCAGTGATTCGGCAGGAGGATGAAACCTCATCGGAAGGGATTGAGACCAAGTTGCTGGAACTGCAAAAGGAACTGCTGAAACTGGCGAATTCGAAAAAGGATTATAACAGTGTTGCGGATGAGATAGACAGGCTGCGGGAATTGAAACAGAATGCCCTGGTGGAGAGCGCCGAGCGGGAGGGACTGAAACAGCGGATCAGGGAGATGCGGGAGTTTCTGGAACAGCAGTCCACAGAGGTCACGGAGTATGATGAACTGCTGGTGCGGCGGCTGATTGAAAAGGTCACGGTTTATGATGGGCAGTTTGAGGTGGAGTTCAAATCCGGGGCGAAGGTGGACGTGGGGAGGTAGTGAAAAGAGAGGTCAGCTTTACTTACTTTTAAACTCAGATTGTGTTGAGAAATATTGAAACATGCTATAGCATTTGCTATAATCTGAAGCGTGGAGGTGTGCTTGAAATGGGATTTGGTATGATAATTAAAAAGATACGAAGTCAGCTAAAAATGACACAAGAACAATTTGCCCGTGAATTAGATATAAGTTTTTCTACTATTAATAGGTGGGAAAACGGTCATACAGTTCCTAGTAAATTAGCAAAGGTAAGGTTACTCGAATTCTGCAAAAACCAAAATGTAGATATAAATTTAATTTCTGAACTAGAGAAGCTCTAGTAGTGCAATCATATAAAAAACAAATGCAAACTTGAAAGGAGTAATATCATGGCTAGAGCCGATTTGTTAAAGAAATTATTTAGCAGCTTTAAGCAAGAGGATAAAGACTCTTTTTATAAAGTTGCTTCGGAAATTATTGAGGATGAGAGAAAAAAGAATCATGGTATCTTAGCTGATGATTTAAGAATGATTCTTAACGGAAATTATCAACCTAAGCGTTCAATGTCTTCTTTTTCATCTAATACACCGAAGGACAATGATAAAGAAATACCGCTGGTTGAAGTTATTTATCCGGAAAAGTATTTTTCTGATTTGATAATAACTGATGAAAAAACAATGCAGTTAGATCAAATTATAAAAGAATTTAATAATTGGGATGTTCTAATGAGTAATGGAGTATTTCCAACAAGAAGAGTTCTTTTTTATGGTCCTCCAGGATGTGGAAAAACTTTAGCAGCCCATGCTATAGCTGGAGAAATTGGAATCCCTATGCTGTATGTGAGATTTGATGCGCTTATTTCTTCATATCTTGGTGAAACAGCCGGGAATATTAGAAAAGTATTTGATTACGCCAAAAATGATAGCTGGGTTATCTTTTTTGATGAATTTGATGCTATAGGTCATAGTCGTAATGATGCAGCAGAACATGGCGAAATAAAACGGGTAGTTAATGCTTTTTTACAACAAATAGATAATTATAAAGGTCGTTCATTAATTATCGCTGCAACTAATTTTGAACAATCATTAGATTATGCGATATGGAGAAGGTTTGATGAAACAATTCAGTTTGATATGCCATCAAATGAAGAAAAAATTAAATTGTTTTCTTTAAATCTTAAGCGTTTTAAAGGACCAGAACATGTCTTTGAACAATATGTAAACAATTTGGGTGCTTTTTCTCATTCAGATGTTGAAAAAGTTTGTCAAATCATAATGAAAATGTGTATTCTTGATGGAAGAAAAATATACACCAAAAAGGATATTGAATATGCGGTAAAAAAACAAGAGCAAATCGTTTCATTGAGAAAGACACAGTATTAATTATAAGGGGGAGAAAAGGGCATGGCGAAATTAAATCATATTGAAATAAGCCGTGAAGATGCCATACGTCAGTATAGATTTCCAGCTAATATGAATGCACCAAAACCACCTTCACGAGACAGAAAAATTCATGGCGTTCAGTTGAAAAATGAATTGTCCGAAGCAATAAATTCTATTAAGAAAAGCCGCATGAATGCGGGCATTAAATCTGAAAATTTATTGGTTCTTGAGGTTATTAGTGATGCGATGTCACCAACAATTCTCGAGAACATGTTGCGAAAATTTAATCTTTACTTAGTAGAAGAAATTGATATCATAAATACTAATAACACAAAGCTAGTTATTCAGTTTGAAAATAAAGATGCATTAAATGCTTTTAATTACGAAAGAAAATTGTGGGAAAACGATGATGAAAATTCTTCAACTTTGACTTATGCACAAAGGAGAGATTTATTTAATTGTATAGAAACAATTAGAAGCGTTTCTCGTCAAGACCGTATCGGAACTCGCTTGAGAAAATACATGGATAATCCATCTTTGTTTCCAGAAGGTTTGTTTGTTGTTAACATTGATGTTTGGTTCAATGGGGATCGCTCAACGATTATGGAAACAGAAGCACAATTGCGACAAGCTTTAGGGACACAAGGGAGCAAACTATTGGGGGATTTATTTGAAATTCCCAGTTTGCTGCTGGGGAGAGCATCTGTTAATGAATTTACATTAAATGCATTATTAGACTTAGATATTATTGCATCTGTAGAGTTACCATATAGTAACGTTGTAACTGAGCCATATGAACTATATAAATGGGATTATGAACCAATAATTCAAAATGAGCTGGATTCTAGCGCACCTTTAGCAACAATATTAGATTCTGGAATATTTACGGGAAATCCTTTGCTGAGTGATATTGTAGTAGCTGAAGAGGATTTTGATCATACTGAAAATACCACAGCAGATTTAAATGGACATGGGACTGGTGTTGCAGGGATAGTGGCATATGGAGATTTCACTGTAGGAATGAAGTCTAAAGTATTTAAACCATTAGTACGTTTGTGCAATGGGAAAATCATGCATAATGACAATGGAAACCCTGTCTTTTCGATAGATAAGAGACCGGAACAAACGATTAAGGAGGCTATTGAATATTTTTATAAAGAATATGGGTGTAGAGTTTTTAATCTATCTGCGGGAGATAGTGATCATTTATATTGTGGCGGCCGACAATTTGCGTGGGCAGAAATGTTGGATCAATTATCACGCGATTTAGATATAGTAATAATTGTAAGTGCAGGAAATGTTGCAGATCCCAATATTGTGGAATTTTCTTCACGCGATGAATTGCTAGAAAAGTGCAGAGATCAATTATTCTATCCGGAGCATCGTTTAATAGATCCGGCAACATCGGCTCTTAGTGTTACAGTGGGAGCAATAACTCGTTTTGATGAACCTGAGGCAATTCCTAATAGAAGTGGACGTATTTCTGTTGGAAAAAAAGATTACATGTCTGTATTTACTCGAATTGGTAAAGGTGTCAATAAGGCTATAAAACCCGAACTGGTAGATTATGGTGGGAATTTTGCAGTTACTCAATTTATGAGAGGCCAAACAAGGTGGTTAAAAACAGATCAAAAATTGCTAGAACCTACATTACATAACGGTAATGATAAGATATTTAAGGGGTGGTGTGGGACCAGTTTCTCAGCACCACATGTTACTCATATTGCTGCTAGAATCGAAAGAGCTCTACAGGAACAAATAAAAGAAAAACCATCTGCCAATTTGATTCGAGCAATCCTTGTTAATTCTGCAAGATGTACTGATGAAATGTTATCATGGGCTGAGGCATCAACCGATGTATTTCATAAAGGTAAAAATAATCCTAAGCAGGAACGGCGATTAAGATTAATTGGATTTGGAAAAGCAAATGATAGTCTTCTTTATTCAGATGATAACCATGTGACATTGTTTGCAGAGGATTCATTGGAGCTGAGATCTTTTCATTTATACAAAATTCCTGTTCCAAAAGAATTTTTGAAAGTTAAAGCAGAAAAAAGCATTGCAATCAGTTTGGCTTATAATCCAATTACTCGTCTAAGTAGAAAAGATTATCTTACTAATAATTTGTGGTTTGAAGTGTTCAGAAAAATAGATGAAAGAGATTTGATTTTATACAAAGC